TAGTTGCTCCTGTAGCTGCTCCTGTAGCTGCTCCAGTAGCACCAGGGGTAGGCATTGCACCTTCTATTTTACCACCTTCTTTTTCTGCAAATTTAGCTAGATTCTCTTCGAATCTTTTAGACATAGTTTTTACTATTTCACTAGAAAATCCTTCTTTTTCTAAAATCCTTGCTATTGCAGAAATTGTTGCATTGTTTTGAGGGGTAAACATCTTAGCTGCAACATTGGCATCTCTAATTTCATTATTAAAGAAACTTAAAATCCTTGAGAGACTGCTAAGTGATTCTTCAAGAGTTAATTTTTCATTCTTTGTTGCGGCATCAAAATCTTCACTAACTTCATCAAACGCCTTCATTTCTTTGATATTACTAATACCAACTTTTTCAGCAATCTGGGTAGTAGTTCCTGTTTTTAAACTTTTTGTTAGACTTATTCTATTTTCTGCAGATTCTTCGGCTAAAGGTAAAATATCTTTGACACCCTCTAGTGGTTTACCCTCATCAATGTCTTTTTTAATTTCTCTTAAATTTCTATTATAAGTTAATTCAGCTACGCTTGCCTCTACTGATTTTGAATCATAAGCAGGATCTATTTTTTTAATAGATTCCTCGTATTTAGCATTATAATATTTTTGTGCTTCTTTTTGTACTTTGTCCGCAGTTTTTCTTTTTTCTGTGTCTTCGTCTTTTATGGTAGCGGCTGCTCCTTTAGTAATAGCTTCATTATATCCTGCTCTATCAAAAGCTCCTGCACCTGTTGAAAATATAGGACCTTTTTCTTCTGTTCCGCCTATCCCTGCGGTAGGATTCTTGTCGTCTGCCAATTTAATTTAATTTTACTTATATACCTCAATTACTATTTAGGCTTTGAAAAAGCAAAAGCTTCCACAAGGTCTCCTTGAGTTGACTTTTTATTTTCGTCCTCTATCTTGCTATTAAGCTTATCAATAAAAAGCTGGTATTCATAATAAGGAAGTTTTTCTATGTTATCTATAGAAAGTTTAAACTCCTCCCACAGCCTAAACTTTATATCAAAGTAATTGGCTAAAGATATCTGAAATAATGAAAAGGGATCTGTATCCGCTGGGAAAGGTAATATCTGCTGTGACCTCCCCACCACAGCTAGTACATTTAGTATAAATTCTAGATTTAGTCGCAAAATTTATTTTTTGACTTATCTGATCTGCTATTGAAAATTGTAAAGGTGTCCAATCTCTTGAAGTCCTTTCGTAATCATCATAAAGCCTTTCGTTTAAATTTCTCCAATCCGGTATTATAAAAGAAGCAACTTGAGCAAAACTCTCGTCGATTTTTTTACCGCTTTTTCTTTTTTCATTTATTATTTTTCTGCATAATGTAGTAACACCTACTGTAGGAATAAATAATTCCATTTCTGCGCTACCGTCTTTAGGAACAAATTTAAAAGAATATGTGTCACTATTATATCTTTTTAAAAGATCGTCAGACATAATAAAACTATCTAAAATATTTGCTTTTAGTTCTATTTGATCTGGAATATTACATTCTGCTTGAGTACAATTTTTTGATACAGGAAGAAGTATTCGATTTTCTCCTTTTATAAAAGTAATATCCCTTATAGACATTATAACAAAGAATCTATCCTCATACCAAAGATCGTAGACATCTAAAAATCCACCTTCCCATTTAATCTTCATACACTTAGAGATAATAGAATTTAATTTATCATCTAAATCTATTCTATCATTTTCGTCTATAGTAGAATAGTGTCTTATCTCAGTTATGCTTGCAGATTTAATTGCAATCTCAAATCCATTAGGATATCCAAATCCCTTAGATGGTAAAGATTCAACAGGAATATTTTTCCATTCGTTTTCCATTGCTATAGGAGAACGAGAAGAAACTCTTCCTAGACCTTTTGGTCCGTTATTTTCTTGTGGGATCCAATCTGGGATACTAACGTTTTTTACATCAGGATCCTGCTCATTTTGATCGTACTCGAATTTAGATGTAGATTCTTTTTTACTAAGCTCATCTAAAAGACTTTTTTCTGTGTTGTTTTCCATATATTACCTTGTGTAATTTTTTACTCTATTTTTTCTTTTAGTTTCTTATTTCGTGAGAAAAAAAAGTATAGCCCAAAGAAAAGAGCCGAAAGGAAGTAAAAAATTGATACTGTATGCCAATAAGAATTTGTCCATTTCATTATTGTTGCAAAAAGAATGTCGAATCCAAAAGGATTGAAAAAAGTTGCTAATATTAGACAAACCGAGGATAATCTTATTTTTGTTTTTTGATTCACAACTATCGTCCATGTTTTTTTAATATAATCGCTTTATAAGACAAAAACCATTTCAAATAAAACGGAGACTTTGTAGAGTCTCCGTTTATATATTCTTAGAATTAAAAATCGTATTAATTGAATACGTCTTCGAAATAATCTGCTCTAAAAGATAAAGATATCTTATAAGGAGTTGTTCCGTTTGTGTAATCTAGATCTAAAGTTTTTATTTGATCAACAGGAAAACAATTAACTAATTTAACTCTTCTAAATACATCTCCTTGCTTGTTAAAGATTGAGATGAGTATGTATGTTCCCCCTGCATATACGCTCTTTATACCAGTTGCACCAGTTAAAGGATTGTAAACCAAGTCTGACCACTGTCTAAGTGTTTTAAACACATAGTTACTGTTGTTATCGTCTAAGTTTGTTTCAAAATCTATTCTAACTTTTACACCAGTATCATCAACTGCTGCAGCTGCATATCTTCTCCTTGAGAATTTATACCTTTGTTCTGCAACACCTGGGTTTTTATCTACAGCTAATCCTGCTATAGAAAGAACGTTTTCTACTAATAGAGTTCTTCCTGCGTTTCCTATTGGATTAGTTACAGCTGTTGGTGGCTGTATCAAAACCTCAAATTGGTTAAGATAAACTGGTTCGTATAGTTGGACAGCTGCTTTTGCTGAACTAAAATGTGGTAATCCTGCCATTTTCTTTTAAATTAATTAAATACATCGTCAAAATAATCAACTGCCCAAGTAACATTGATTTTGTAAATACTAGTCTGTGTATAGTTTAAAGCCATTTCATTGATTGGTGTAATAGGAAAACAATCTTTAAGATTTATTCTTCTAAAAACATCACCAGACTTGTTAAATACATTTATCAAAATGTTACCAGTGTAATCTTTCTTTAGACCTTGAGCTCCTGTTAATGGGTTATAAACTAGATCTGACCATTGACGAAGAATTTTGAAAACATACATAGAATTATTATCATCTAGGTTAATCTCAAATTCGATATCTACGTCTAATCCAGTTTTTGCCGGTGCAGCTCCAGAATAATATCTCTTTGCAAATTTGTATTGCTGAGTTATCTCTCCTGGGTTTTGATCTACTTGTAATCCAGAAACTCTGGTTACTTGCTCCAAAAGGATGTTGCCACTTCCAGGATTTCCCTGTGGTGGAACAACAGCCGTAGGTGGAGTTATTGATACCTCAAATTGATTGAGGAAAACCGGCTCAAATTTATTAACTGAGGCCTTTGAACTTGAATAATGTGGTAATCCTGCCATTTTTTATTTTATATATTTTGTTATCTGTTAGACTCTCAAATTCATTAGCTGAATTGTATAAATCCTCCAGAAGCTATACCACCTGTTCTAGTTACAGTCATTCGGTTAATGAATTTATGAATACCTCTAGCAGGTTCTATAATAACATCTATAATTCCGATATTCTGATCGATAATTGCAGGTGTGTTATTTGAAGAATCCATGATAGTTAAGTAGTTGTAAATTCCACCTACAGATCTAACTCCTGTTAAGTAGTTATCAACTAAAGTTTTAATTTCAAGTCTAACTGAATCCTCATTGAAATCGAATACGTAGTTTGAAAGTATTTCTTCAATTGCAGATTCAACTGTAATAAGTAGATCTCTAACATGTAAGTTATTGAATGCCGAGTTAGTTCTTTGGTAACTTGTTTGATTACCGTAGATAACTATTCCAATTCCTCTCTTACGAATGATAGGATTGATACCAAATGGTTCTAAGTATTCTCTGTCTTGTAAATCAAAATCATATTCAAGACCAACTAAATTACCTGCAGAGATAATACCTCTTTTAAGACCAGCTACTATTGAATAAGGTTCACCTGTAATAAATTTACGGATAAAGTTATTCGAAACATAAGCTGCTGGAGGAACGTTTAAGTTTTTATTATTTTCTCTTATTGTCAAGAACGGAGAAAAGAATCCAGAGAATTTAGCTCCAAGATCTTCATCAGGTAAAGAGAAAGTAAATGAAGGATTTAAACTTAAGTTACCACCATCTGCGATGTATCTAGCTTGTAAAATTGGAGCTGGATCAGTAGCAGTTGGTGCAGAAGTAAATCTAGGATCTGTAGATTCTGAGAATTTCTGCATTGAAGGAACGTTACAGATTGCCATACATTTCTGTCTTTTCTTAGCTAATCTAGTAAGTTGGTATTTACAGTTTGGCTGAATACCTCCATCAAATGTATCAACAATATATCTGAAAGTGATAACATCAGTGTCTGCTAATGTTCTTTCAAGATTTGTGTTTGTTAATACGTCATAAATCTCATTCATTCTAGTATCTGTTCCATTAGGTACAGAAGCTGCCTTTATTGCACTTCCAGGAAGATAAGTAAAGTTGAACGTCTTAACAAATTCTTGGATTGATTTGAATCTCCAAACTCTTGTTAAAGTACCAGGATAAAGTTTAATAGGTCTTTCAGTTTTAACTTGTATCGTATAGATTCCAGGTGATGTAGCAGAGGCTACAGTTTTAACTTCAAGTACTCTAGTTAATCTAGACTGAAGATTCTCTGTTAAAGGATTATCGTAAGTCTGAACGTCAGTTGATACTAATAAATCACCAACTTTTATAGCAGAAGAATTTGCTTCTGTCTGAGTCATTTCAATAATATTAGGCTGAAGCTGTGTAATAATATTGATATAATCACTTATGTTACCTGCAGTTGAAACTATATTAAAGCTTTCTCCTGATGTTTGGTTAGTACCAACAGGAAGTGAACTTATATAAGTTGTATTCCAAGTTGCTATAGCAACTGGTGTAGTAAGAGTATCATCAGCAAAAGCTCTTATTACTAAGATGTTGAATCCATCTCTATCTACATTTTTTTCAAATTTAAGATATTGTAAAGGTAAGCCAGAAGAATTTAACCAATCAACATCACCATCTCCTATATTTCCTACAGTATAATCTCTATAAGCAGGAGCATTCTCGTAAGTTAAATAACTATCTAAACCTACTGGAATATCAGGTGAGAAGAAAACGTCATCATTATCAAAGTAATTAGGATTTCCTATTTGATAAGCATCTAATACACTCTTATTTGTTTCATACCAAGGCTCAACATAAGTTGTAGAAGCAGAAGAACTAATTAACGGATGTGTTAATCTTAATCTTAACTGTTGTCTAGTTGCTAAAGGAAGAGTTGGATTTGTTATAAATTTAGTTTCTACAATTTTAAGT